CGGATATTTGTCAATGATGTTCTGGATGCTCATTACATTTTCTGAAGTAATCATCTCAACAGGTTCTTTTGATTCTGGCTTTTTAGCTGCTGTTTTCCCACTACTACCTGTATTAGTAGAATCACTGTCTTTGTTATCATCAATACAGAACAGCCCATTCAAAGCGTATTTTCTGGCATAAGATGAAGCTGCACCTGTCACCTGTGAAGAATCCATGCCTTTCTTAGACTCTTCTTCCCTTGCATAAGCAACGGTTGTAATCTCACCGGTATCTTCACAGTCGTTTAGATGAGCTTCTGCTCTGACATATATTCTGTCTCCAACAACTTCCATCCGATCTGTGACGTTTAACACGGTTTTTGTTTCTGCCAGAAGCGGCTTTACAGCTTCCAGAATATCCTCACAGCTCCTGTATTTGTATTTCCCGAAGGAATTGTACTGTCCTTTAGGGGCTTTCAGCTTTGACTGAATAATGCCTAACTTCTCATATATATTCACTTCTATTCCTCCTTGTCATAAACCACATGTTTGCTGCCCTCAATAATCAGCAAGCTTGCAATATCTTTCATTGATAAGGTTGATTCGTTATAGATTTCGACCAGTGCGTTGTAAGCATCCGGTGATACTTTTACAGCCGGATTATCCTTGCCGGTTGCCGGCTGTTTCTTCCTTGCCGGAATGCGGATTTCAAATTTTCCCATTGTTGCCCTCCTTACATGATTTCTGAGCCGCTAAAAGCCCATTTAAAGCCTGTACATAACTTGCTAGTGTCCTAGCCTTATACTGCTCCTCTATTGGATTATCTGGAACAAGCGCAAGCTGAACATCAATCAGTCTTAAGACTTCCTGTATTCTTTCGTTCATAGACTGGCTCCTTTAACTGCTTAAAAAAACAATAGATTGCGTCTGACTTATCCCCCATGCCAGGAACCGTCTTACCGTTCTGAATGGAATCAGCGGCGTGATATTCAAGATGATCCACGTACATATCTGGATTCTCCCAATCAACAATAGGAGCGTTTCGCTTGTTCAGTTCCTCCAACAAGATATTCACTGCAAGAACCATATCCCACTTCGGGAGGAGTCTTAATTCTTCAAGATTCATTTAACGGACACCTCCCATTAATAAGCAGTTCCATAAGACATTTCTTTGCATTTTCGTAATTCTGAGATTCGGACTCAAAGTCGTAAAACTGGCACAATGAAAAATGTTTTACGATCTCCCCTGCATCATTAAATACATAAATATAAACTCTGGATATGTCGTCACACGCCGTATAGTCAAAATTCACATGCGCCGTTGTTTCATTTGAAACCCTCAGACACAATTCGAACAATTCCTTAATTTTCTTCTCGTTCATTTTTTCTCCTTTCATAGATTTCCTATCAGAATCAGGCTTATAACTGCCGCTGCCAGAATCCGATCAAATCCATTTGTCCACTCCCATGCTGGAAGGAATGTTAAAAGGATTCCGATTGCTATTGACATCAAAATTTCTCGTTTACGATATTTTTTCATTCGTACCCCTCTATCTAAGGAATACCCATGCTGCATTTGAAAGAATCAATGCCGCCATGGTAATTCCCCATGCACAGAACCATTTCTGAGTCTGTTTCTTGGCTTCTCTTACGACTTCCACTGCATAGAAGTTTTCAAAATCTTCAAAACTGGTTACTTTTGCGCTATCCATTGTACTTTTGCCCTCGGTTTTCTTCATAAAAAATCCTCCTGTTCTCTTGCGAAATACAGGAAGAAATGTTATGATTGTCCTGTAATCCGCTAAGGTTGGTTTAGTGGTTTACGGCTCCGGGGTGGAGGTTTCGGCTCCCTCCGGGGCGCTTACGTCAAATTTGTTTCTTTTCTTCGATAGTAGCTCAAGATGATTCTTGAACACTCATCTACAATTCTCTGATTGTCTTCCGGTGTGTTATCCTTGCAGTAATCATCATGTATTCTGATTACCCCAGACCCTTTTTTAATTGTTTTGATTACTGCCATTACAATCTCTCCTTTCTACGATAGATTATGATGTTTCTGCTATTTTGCTTCTTCTGCAAAATGTTTCTCCATCAAATCCTCCTTATATTGGCTTTTTATTTGATTTCTACATTTGGAATAATTCTTTCCGGATAGAAAACTAATTCATAGTGATATTTGTCTACTGTGTTCGGCTCTGTTTGCTCCATCACATAACAGGTCCAGTCGTTCAAGTAGATGTAATCCTTAAAGTATGTACCCTCACCTGTCTTGATAGTCATTACAAGCTCATCGCTACTGTTATTGCTAAGAGACATATACCCCTCTGCCTGCAACATGATAGTGTCGGTTCTGGCATTAGTTACGGTGATTTTTCTGTACACATTGAACTCATCCGCTTCTTTGTTGAGATTGTAATTTACTGTACTTGCTGTTGAGCAAGCAGTAACGCCTGTTGCCATGATTCCGAACAATAAAACCGCTGTTAATTTTTTCATTGATGATTTCCTTTCTATTGACGTTTCCTTTTCCCTCTACCTATAATGCATTTACAGGCACCGACATGCCGAGTATAACGAAAGGGGAATTATATGGTTGAAACAATTACACGACTGTATCATTGCCACAAGATTCACAAACACGTGACTGTTTATGAAGAGTATGAGGTTTCTGATAGCGGTCGCCACCTACTGCGGTGCTCATGTCCATATCATCAATACACGGAAATGAAGCCGCACTGTGATGGGTATAATGATCATGGTTTTCAATGTGGTTATGCAAAAAATCAATAACCAAACTCACTAACTCATCCGGTCGCTCACTTGGCGATAGGTAACAGTAAAGCCGTAGGTCACATTTGCAACAGTCTCCACCAGATTCTTTGCAGTGTTGGCTGACGGCTTTATTAAATTGTAATGCGTCCATTTACGCTCCTTTCTAATTCAATTTAATTGAAGTTATTTGGCACAAAAATAAAATCCATAGGGATTCCAGAAAGTTCACTCATTTTTCTAAGTTGTGATAATGTAGGCTCAGTTTTTCCTTTTTCCCAGTTAACCACTGTAGCATTGGAAATACCGAATATTTCAGCCCATTCTTTCTGGTTATATCCTGCGTTCACACGAACGGCTTCTAATGAAATTTTTGGCATTCACTCATCTCCTTTCTTAACTTCTGAGCTTATTATAATTCAATTGAATTGAATTGTCAACACCAAAATTCAAAATAATTGAATTGACTATTGAATTTTTTATAAATATGATGTAAAATACAAAATGTAAGGAGGAAAAGAATCATGACAACTGAAGAGCAGAAAAAGATCTTCTCGAATAATCTTAATAAGTACATTTCAAGAAGTGGAAAACAGCAAAAGGAAATCGCTGAAGCCATTGGAACAAACGCATCTACATTTAATATGTGGTGCAAAGGTAATTCGATGCCAGGAACCGGAAAGATTAGAGCTTTGGCCGATTATTTCCGAATAAGAATGTCAGATTTGACAGATTTAAAAGAGAATCAAGACCCTGATATTGAATTTGGAGACGTAGTTACAAAAATCGAGCAGTCAGACCCTCGTTTCAAAAGAATCATTCTTGAATACGATAACCTGCCGCCCGATAAAAAAGATTTGTTATGTGATTTTTTTGAGAAGTTTATTTTCTAAAGCACAAGGGTAGGAATTATTTTCCTGCCCTTTCTTCTTTATAAGCCCTTTTTACGCACCCGTAAATAAATTTTATCATTGATTCACTATGTATTTTCTGTATCATCTCAATAATCTCTTTCTTATAATCCATAAATAACCCTCCCTATTGTAATTACCACCTACATTACAGTATATGTGCGTTTTGTGGGAAATATGACCGAACATTCGTTCATTTTTTGCTATTATACCACTAATGTTCGCCCTTGGAAACTGCCAGATATACACCGATATGTTTATGATTGCATAGAAATTATTCGTAACATCAAAGATATAGTCTTTTCTATTTAGCGGCAGGGCGAATAAAAATGGCGGCATGGTCTGCTTTATTTCATGGGTGTTATTCTTATGTAGGTTAGAAGACCTGTACGCATTTTGGACAGAATACACTTCTGACTCTTCGCGGATATAATCGTCTACGCACATTGGTAAACAAACAATGTAATTAAGCAAAAGTACAGCTCCTATTATAATTAGTATATTTTTGATTATTTTCATTTCACAAATCACCTAAAAACGTATATTTACAACTATATTGTATGATGCTATAATCAACTATAACATATAGAATTCTTATTTAACGCAAATGGCGAAAATGACAATTTAAAGGACTGATTTGCATGAAAATTGCGATTTGTGACGATAATTCTTTACAGATTGATTTTTTTAAGGCTCATGTTGATGAGTTTTTGAAAAAGCGCGGAGACAAGAGTTACACGCTAAACACTTATAGTAGTGGAAAGCCGCTGATTGACGATATAGCAGACGGTCAATGGTACGATATAGTCGTGTTGGATGTGGTCCTTGATAATGAGAATGGCATAAATGTTGCAAGACAGCTCAGGAAAAATGGATATAATGGCAACATTGCCTTCTGGACAGCATACAAAAACTATGTATTTGACGCATTGGACGTCTTGCCAGTGCATTACATCATCAAAGGCTCTGAGCATGGACGCATGTATTCTGTCGTAGCACACACATTGGAAGATATCCGTGAGAAAGCCTTGACTATCAAAAACCGAGATCACTTACATCGGGTAGAATTCCGTCACATCGAATACATAGAAAGCCGAAATAAATCAATTCTCGTCCACTGTACTTGCGGCGTTATACATGTAGCACGTGGAAAGCTGTCAGATATAGAGCCGCATCTTGATGGAAGATTTCTCCGTTGCCATCAAAGTTATATCGTCAACATGGACGAAATTAAAGATGCATCAGATCATTTTGAGATGATATCGGGGGATATTGTTCCAATCAGGCAGAGGGAGGCTGCCAAAATAAGGAATCTATATAAGAATTATATCGAGAATTTTGAGTAATCGTGTCAAAAGGGGGAAATATGAAAAAAATACGAAATGTGTTGATGATCGTTTGGACCGCATTAATTGTATTAATGATTGTGGCCTTGATGAGTTCAAACGATCTTTCATCAGACAATATTATGGTCGTTGTTGTACTTGAGGTATTTGGAATTGCTGTTTTGTATCTTATTTTTGCACTTTTGCTGTCTATTAAAAATAAGGTTCAAAAACCTGCAATATCAAATAATTCCGTAGCAACCCAGCCAGCGGTTGTAGAAAAACCTGTTCGAGTATTGAATCTGAGAGTTATATCCGGTAAGGAGGATTTTGAGCTTGGTTCCAAACACGCAAGATTTGATTTGAAGCAATGGAAAGATGGGTCTGTTACAGTGTCAGATGCTCCAACCAAATATGAACTTTTCGACTATGAATGGAACGGGCCGGAATACAGAACAGTAGAAAAGACAACTACAACATCTCACACTAAAGGGAAAAGTAAAGAAAAAACAAAACGAAAAGGAAGATTAGCTGGTGCTGTTATTGGTACGGCTGCTACAGCTGTCACGCTTGGAAACCCTGTTGTCGGCGCAGCTGTCGGTGCAGCTGTTGGAACCGGAAAGAAAACTAAAGGAAAGAATAATTCCACTACTACTGGAACTGCTACCACAACAAGTGATAACATTGAAGTGGATTCTTATGCATCTATGAAAATGCGGAATATCGAAACCAATCAAATAAATACTATTGGATTCCGCTGTAGTTCAAATATAGATATGCAGTTAAAGAGCTTCAATATTTCCAAAAGCTCTGATGCTGTTGAAAATGTTCGAAATCAGAAAACATCCGTTGAACTACTGAAGGATTACAAAGAGCTTTTAGATAGCGGTATTATTACTCAAGAAGAATTTGACCAGAAAAAATCAGAACTTTTATAAAAAGAACCGGCTCCTGCTACCAACGGGAACCGGTTTTTTGAAAAATAAGACAATCTCGGTGATAATCTTACCTACACATTAAGTATATCATCTCCGGGATTGCCGTACAAGTGTAAAAAAGGAGAATGATGAAATGAATGAATCAGTATGCATCTATTTAAGGAAATCCAGAGCCGATCGGGAAGCTGAAGCACATGGAGAGGGCGAAACACTCGCCAGACATCAGCGGATTCTGTTAGATCTCGCAAAGAAAAAAGAGTACATTGTGGGCGCAATTTACCGCGAAGTGGTATCTGGAGAAACTATCGCCGACCGCCCTGTCATGCAGCAACTCCTTCACGAAGTAGAATCCGGCATGTGGGACGGTGTTTTGGTTGTCGAAGTAGAGCGTCTTGCCAGAGGTGACACCATCGACCAAGGTGTTGTGTCCAGAGCTTTTCAATACTCTGACACGAAGATTATTACCCCTACAAAAATATATGATCCGAACAATGAATTTGATGAAGAGTATTTTGAGTTCGGACTATTTATGAGCCGCAGAGAGTATAAAACTATCAAGCGTCGATTAAATGCCGGAAGAATCTCATCAGTCAAAGAGGGCAAATACTGTGGAAACAAACCGCCTTACGGATACGAAAGAATTAAGCTCGCAAGAGAAAAAGGTTATACTCTCCGACCTGTTCCGGCTCAAGCTGAGATTGTAAAAATGATCTACACATGGTATGCCGGTGATGGTTGTGAGCAAATTGGAGTTGCGAAGATTGTACGGAAATTAAACGACATGGGAATAAAATCTGCGCTAGGTGGTGACTGGACTCCTGCCAGCATACAGGGAATTCTAACAAATCCGGTGTATATAGGAAAAATCCGGTGGAATGGTCGAAAAACAGTAAAGACTATACAGAATGGTCAAGTAGTCAAGACACGCCCACGGTCCAGGAATGTCCTTATCTGTGAGGGATTGCATCCGTCTATTATATCAGACGATCTGTATAATTCTGTGCAAGAGATACGTCAAAAGAACCCACCCCGTCCGATTAGCATAAAAAACACAGTTCGCAATCCGCTTGCCGGAATTGTCTATTGCAGCAAGTGTGGTCGTGCCATGGTTCGCCGCCCTCATCAAAAACGCGGACAGGAAGATACCCTCATGTGTCCATATACGTCTTGCCCTACAGTGAGTAGCAAATTATCTCTAGTTGAAAAAGCTGTGCTTGATGGAATTAAAGAAATAACAGAGAAGTATAAGCTGAACAATGATATTAATGTTCCATATAATACTATCAATTCTGGTATAGTATCTAAGCAAAATCTTATACGCGAAAAAGAAAGTGAGCTGGAAAGCTTAAATGTCCAAAAAGCAAAACAATACGATCTGCTTGAGCGAGGAATCTACACCACAGAAGTCTTCCTTGAACGCTCCAAAACCATAGCTAGGTCTATCCAATCATGCTCTGATATTATTACGAAATTAAGAGAAGAAATCGAACACGATGAGAATATTAAGGCACAACAGTCGAATTTTATTCCGCGTTGTGAAGAGCTGCTTAATAACTATTGGGACCTTAACATAGAATCACGAAATAGAATGCTCAAGAATCTAGTTGAAAAAGTCGTCTACTCGAAAAATATAAAAAACACTTACGGCAAAGGTAACGAGATTAATTTTGAGCTAGACATTTTCCCAAAAATTCAAAAAAATGATTAATGACATCTTCTATGTGCCAGTTCGCTGGCGCAATGATGCTATCATTAATTTTAAAAAGAAACTCCCGGGGAATTAACCCCGGGATATTTTATACTTTTTTGATGTATTTTGCAGAAACAAAACCGAAGCACTTTCCGGCAATGCGGATGTAGTACCAGTCGGCTTTGTCTTTTGCTTTAATGATATCGCATACATCAACTAAATTGCCTTTTGCAAGTGTAGGATAGCTTTTAAGCTGTGCATACTCTGTTCCTGCCCATGTGCGGACATTAAGTGTATTTGCAGTCACCTTTCCCACCCACTTCGGAGTTTTAGACAGAATAGTTGGCGTTGAAAGCGTACTTGCTTTTGCACCAGTGGTAACAGCGATAGCCACGTGGTGGTTATCATTCAGGAGGATATCTCCTGCCTTTAGATAGTCACCGGATGTCAGATACTTTCTATCCGTCAGTACTTTCGCACCGGCAATCTTCATTGCTGCTCTCATGTTTCGTGTCGTCAGATAGATGCTGACCGCTTTGAGTCTTGCGTTATTTAAGCGATACCCAGCCCCCTTGACGATAGCTGCTGTACTTGCGCTGCAATCAGATTCGCAAGCTACCGTGATCTGCGCCGGATCGTAGTTGCTTGCCTTTAAGTGCCGCCAGAACGAATACCGGTCATTGCTGTTTCCGGCAGTGCCCTGATCGTATCCGATGAGATTGTTCTGTGCCGCTTTTGTCGCCATGTCTGCAATCATGGTTGCGATTTTGGCGTCATTGAATCTTAGGACACAGAGCCACGGTCTACTGTACCAGTTTATGATCTGATATTCTGTACCAGTCTGATCTCCTGCTTTCCCACCTGCATATCTTCCTCTTTCATCATGTCCGCAGTTACTGATTTTTACCATTTTAGTTTCTCCTTTCTGGTTAGAATCTCTGTAGTCTTTGTAGAACACATCCATATCAACATTTCCGCTGATTCCTGGAACTTTTCCTTTACTGGAATACTGCCAGCCTACACCGGCATTCGGACGTAATCTTTCCTGCACAGAACCATTGTCGCTTGCTGGATAACGAGCAATCCAACAATCATATTGCTTGAGAGCATCTGTCAGAACATTATTGTACCAGTCGAGATTACAATAAATTCCAACCTTATAACCGGCTTTCTTGATTCTGGTCAGAAATGCTACTGCAATATTCTCGATAGCTTGCTTGCCAAGGCTTCTCTGTTGACTCCATTCAAGGTCATAGAACACTGGAAAGTCCAGTCCACGTCCACCAAGAACGGAAATTAAGTTCTCAGCTTCGTCAATTGCCTGTGCCGGTGTTAAAGCATAACTGTATTTATATCCACCAATAAGAATTCCATTGGATTTACAGCCCTTGTAGTTGTGTTCGAATGATGCATCTGTGCCGGATTTCTGATGAATTCTCAAAATTGCAAACTTAACTCCAGAATTCGATACTTTTGGCCAATCTGGTTTTCCTTGCCACGATGATACGTCAATTCCTTTTAATTCCATATTCTTGTCCTTTCTCGGCATTGCGCCGGCGCAAATTTGTGCAAAAATAAGAGCCTTATGGTGCTGCTCGGATTCTTGGCATATTAACTGTAGGTTCTGTTCCCAGTATCTTTTCAGTGTAAACTCTGCTTTGCCCTCGATTCTTTTGGTAGCAATATACCTGCGTAACATTCCTACAGCACTATTGTCTACCACCGATAGTTCTGTTGTTCGTTCCTGGACTTCATAACGATTCAGTTCGATCGTAAGCGCATCTTGCACTATATCCAGTGTCTCCTGATCCACTTTGCTCTTTAATACTTGCATTACTGATTGTATGATCATTTGCCTTGACTCCATTATCAGCACCTCCCGTACCTTAATTATAAAGCATAGGTACAGATGCTAAACACGAAGATAAATAATAAAAATGTTACATTAAAAACATATAATGGTGGCGGATATTTGCAAACTGGACAAACATATTGTATATATAACGATAGCTTTTTATATCTCCATATTGGATTTAATTCACTTACTGCTTCTGGTATACAAAATGGGACAGTTCTTCTGACCTTACCAGTAAAAGTATCAACAAATAATCAAAATATTGGTGTTATTGGTTCGGGAGATAACAAAGCTCTTATTTGCGCAGTAGGCGTTTCATCAAATGGCTATAATATTGTTTGTAATGGGTTTGTATCAGCAGGTAATTATATAGCAGATTTAATGTTTATACGAGCATAAATTATATTATGATTTAAAAGTTATATATTTAGCTTGTGTCCACATACTGAGTATTCGAACAGATTTACCAGTTGCAATGTTACCCGTAAAATGCACTATATGAGTAGAATTTTGCTTACTTACAGCAACTATACTAACTGGACAAGCGTTCCAATCCGCATTAGTAGCTCCTATTAAGTAATAATCATTGTTAGTATCTGGTGGATTAATATAGATATGTCCTGCTCCAGTACCTTTATAAACTTGATTTACAAAAGTTATCTTCGTGTTTAATGTATTAATGCCTAGCTTGTCTTTCAGGTATGTAAATAATTGTGAGAACGATATTTTTTTTAATACATTCCCTTCTCCAACTATCAATGTGTCACTTTCTGCCGGCGTTGCTTTCGAAGCCAGTGCCGACATTAATATTGTTTTTAATGATTCTGCCATATAATCACCTCTATTCTTTCACTCTCAGCATCGAACCATCAGAAGTGGCAAGTGCTGAGCCATCACTTGTGCCTAATACATACTGGACATTCCGAACATCAACAGCAATCGCATATTTCGCCCCTGTCTGAACTGATGTAGGGCTTATGCTTGCACCGGCTATATAAATGTTTGCATCTGCCATGCATGTCACCCTTTCACTTTGATTTTATAATTATCTACCCACGTTTCATCTGCAATTTTATATGTGAATCTCAGACAATAGATTCCTGTTTTTTGTGGCTCAATTAACGCATCTAGCGTATGCTCGTTGATATTGCAGTTTCCTTGATCTTCTACAGTCTCTTTTTCAGCATCTGTATCAACGAAAATCAATTCGTAATCCGCTGAAATGATGGAAAAAGGGATGTCTACACCGCATACCGGCTCTACTTTACTTTTAAATCGGATTTTTTCTCCCAAATCCATTATTGTATTGCTATCTACGTATCTAATTGCCATGTCCTCTCTCCTTTCAGCATATTTTATGTCCACTGAAACATTGCTTTACAAGCTCTGCCGTCAGCTGACTCAGATTCAGCAATGAGCTGTACTCGATGTTCTCTGATTCTGCCGTATATCCTCTCGGAACGAGCTTTCCAGCAATCTCGTGCCCTGATATCAGAAACAGTACAGTGGCGGTATAAGCTGTCAAGCCACCACTACTTTCTGCATAGATTTCTATGACATACTGTCCATCTCTATTGGCAGGGGCTATTGAGTTCCAGATTTCGAGATCCGATCCCTCTCGTCTCTGGAACTCAATAGCGAACTCATTACACGAGCCGTAAACCCTCGTAATCATCATTCATCAGTTACTGTGACAGAGATCACATAAGTTTTGCCTGCATCGACCGGATTAGGCGTTACGCTTGCGGCTGTAATCTTTGGTGGGTTCGGATCATACTTGACAATTCTAGTAATGGTTGTTGTCTTACCGGCACTGTCTTTTGCAACGATAGTAATTGTATTTGAGCCTGCGGACAATGTGACCGTAGTGCTGAATGCTCCGTTGCTACCAACCGTTACAGGTGTACCGTTGATCATTACTGTAACAGGAGATGACGTTGCATCATTGGTTGTACCTGCTACAGTAATTGTGCTCTTGTTGGTAACGTATCCATCAGACGGAGAGGCTACGCTCAACGTCGGCGGTACGGTATCGATCTTGAATGTTACAGATTTCTGCGTAGCTGCGTTGCCATCGTAATCGGATGCATCAAACCTAATGGTATGAGAACCATCGGTAAGAGCTGTTGCCGGTATGTACGAACAATTGTAACCACCGGTTACGGCGGTCTTTGTAATGCCGTCAGTAATCTTGCTTCCGGAATCGATTGTGATACCGATAGTAGACGGATTAACACCAGAATCATCATCTGTAACAGTCCATGTGATAGTTGGCTTGTTGTTGACAAGTGTTGCAGATGCTGTTGGATTTGTGACTGTAATTACCGGAGCGACCTTTTCTTTAACGGTTAATCGCAGGGAACTACCGATTGCGGAATCTGTTGCATCTTTGGTGGTCACGTTTCCAGCATCGTCCGTTGCCTTGATTGTTATTCCGTAATAATGTCCGCTCTGGCTGTAACTGGACTTATTTGGAGCTGTTACTGTAGCTTCATATTTGCCCGTATTACTGTTAAAAGTAAGGGTGTAAGTCTGTCCATTTACAATAGCTTGTACTTGCTTTACTGACATTTATGTACCTCCATTTCATAATTCATTCTATATTTAATTTTATTATCCGATAATAGATATTTTAGTCCAAGTTTTTTTCTTATAAGTTGCTGCGGCTATTGAATTTGAAGCGTTATTTATTCCTATAAAATTGGCAACTCTAATACTACCAGAACACATTAATATTCCCCAAGCCCAACCGCCAAAGAGTCCTCCGATAGTTCCCCATACAAAGTAAGCACGTGGCTTTTGAGATGCGTTAATAAAGTTTTCTATGTTATTATCTAGATTCATTAAATTTGGGTTACTATTTAATTGGTTAAGCACGGCCGGTAACGTCATCGTTCCCTGATCCAGTCCGAAGGTCTTTGATGTCAATTTATTGAGTACCGCATCAGCAAGCTTATCATAATCAATCAGCTTGTTTGCCGCATCCTCTGCACTGTAAAGCATAAATTTATCTGCATCTTTTGGTGTTGTTTTTACGGGATATTCATTAAATTTTGCCATATTAATTCTCCTTTTCTATATTGAACTTTTCATAGAACTGATTAATTAGTTTCTCCTGTCGGTCAAGCTGTTCTTTCTGGCTTTTTATCATTGCAAACATAGCAGGTATCATGATACGTTCGTTCCAGTCCTCAACAAGTCCGTTTTGATGCCGAGTAGCTTCCGGAAAGAATGCTTCTACATTCTCGACAATAAACATCGGGATATATCTTCCTTCGTTCTCGTCCCCTTTAACTAGATATCCCTCTTTATATTTCGCCCGCGTTGGTTTAATATTGTACCAGTTTTCAATTTCTTGCTCTGAAATATCGTTTCCAATGTCTTTATAGCGCTTTGAAGATGAAGCTTTCAGCATCAGTTGTTTGTATCCTGTACGTCCATCCCAACAAATAGTATTTGATGATGTCGTATACTCCATGTTTTCTATCTTTGGCGATTTTGCAAAAGATGCAGAATTAGTAACAGTTAAATCTCCAAATGTACCGGTATCAGCCGATACCTCTGTGGCATATACGTTTAGACTGTTATCATTCCAACTGATTCCCCAATTTTCACTATTTTCAATTTCAATATCTACTTCATCGTCAAAGAACTTCTTGATATCAACAGGGAATATTCCATCGCTTGAAAACTGTACACCTGTATATTTCATGTATTTTGAATTTTCTTCGTAGCTTGTAAATACAGTATATCCAGAGCGATCAATTAATCCTTTAACAGCATTGCTGGCATCTTTAATTTTCAGATAACCATTCCCATTCTTTTTGCCGCCCAAGGTAACTGTTCCACCAAGAAGAGCATCAAGGCTGACGTAGAGACGCCCATTGCTATAATATAATCCCTTCCAAGCCCCGTCATTAGTCAGAATGCTAACTATTTGCTCCTGCGTCAAATTGTCTATATCAATAACGACCGCCACGCTCTGCATATCCATTAATGTCGTAGTACCACCGGATGCATATAATTTACATCTAACATTTGTCACATCTCTCGGAATACCAATGGTTGAACCATTAGAACTTGCTACTGTCTGACCAGATCCATTTGTCAAAATAGAATACAAATAGTGTGTCACGGTATCCTCATCGGTTGAACTAGTATAAATGGTATTCCAAGTGTTTCCGTCAGCAGTCTCTTCAACAACGAATCTGCCTTTATAAGGCACTCTAGTAGCTGACTTTCCGTCACGATAATACGCTTTAAATGTTATAAAGTTTGGACTAATTGTCTTGTCAGAGCCACGTTTCAAGACGTTACATGATGGCTCAACCATGTATGTTCTACCAGGTTCACCATCTTTTCCATCTTCTCCCTTTTTCTGCTTAGAAATCGTGAATCTTTTTGTTACTGACAGATTGCTGAGATATGTTGCTCTGATGTCTATCCATCCATTGTCTGCACTTAATCCGGTCACAGTGTAAGTATGCGTATCGACATCCCATGAACCCGTTACGCTGTCGGATTTTGTAATGGTATAGCTACAATCATTTGTGATATCTGACGAGCCGTACATAACTTTCGCTGTAGTTGTCACTGTTGGAAATACCGGAATGTTTCCGTCTGCGTCAGATGTGATCGTCTGCATATCGTTCGACAGCTGGAATGTCATATTCTTGGCAGATGCAATATTGTTGTCCATTTTTGTCAGTTTATCCGGCAAAGAACTACCACCAATTACAACATTATCACCACTGATGATTACTTTTTTGGTGTCCATATCAACCTGGAAGATTATGTTTCCATCGCTATCTCTGACAGTCAGTGCGCCTGTGTCAATATAATCAGCATTGATACCATGTGCGTACAGAATTTTTGCTATCAAATCGCCTGTCAGAAAGAAACCGTAAGGATATGTTTTGCCACCATCATTGGATACGCCAATGGCTTCTGCTGTGAATTTAATTACATTTTTTGATTCTGCAAGTGTAGGCTTGTCATGCAGATATGTAATAGTACTGCCATCTTCCTGTGCGACTGATGTTTCATATAATCCAGAAGAATTTTTTAAGGTTTCTTCTAATTTCTTTACTGCTTTTTCTCTAGCTGATTGTTCTTTTTTAACAAGTCGTCTTGCCTCTACGATTGCCTTAGTGGATTCTGACTGGAACTTGCTCTGCCCTCTGATAGGGTCGTCGGCTTGAGTTTTTACAGTAGTCTTTCCATTAACGGAACAAGAAACGTCCGTCAGCGGAGTTATATATCTGTTCCATTTGCGATCATAAGTATATGCCATATCTCCAAACTCAATGAGTGGGTTATATACAAGTTCTCCCGACATGTTACGGAATTTAGCTCCAATTATGGAATCGCCAATTTGAGCAGCTACCGTGTCCAAGTCCGAATCCGCAACAAGGTCGTTCTCCAATTCAAGAACATATCCTGTGCTTCCGTACATGGCTTCATTTTCTCTATTTTTTAGCTTGATTCCAGTAATCACAATATCATCACTAGAAACGGTTGGACTTGTAAAAAAGTCTTTGAGCTTTTCGGATGTGTCAACTGCTGATTCGATCAGTGTCAAGAATCCATCACTATCAATTGTCCAGTTCCCTGTCGGACTGATAAAACTTTCTGAGTCAATACTTGCGCCGCCTTTAAATGTTACATTTCCATCAGCGTCCACTACTGCGTTGTAATCTTCTTGTACATTGGAAAAATCCCATCTGATAAATCGCAAGTTTCCTCTGCTGTCCAGGCGAGCGTTCGCAGTCTCAAGCATTGCTGCCCATCCGAACAACTGACGAAACGTCATGTTTTCCGGAATCTCTGACACGATCAGATTTCCATGAGCCATGGAGACTTCTGACGGAATACCAAGAGTCTCACACGCATCTCTAACAAGAGTCTCTATTGACTGTGGCAGAACCAGATGAGATATATAAGTTGCGTTCGTTTTATACATATCGTCCAAAGCGGTAAAACTAAGGATTTCGCCATATTGTTCTGGTGTCGTAATTGTATAAATACCTTTATCAATGGTTTCGATTCTGTCTTCTGTCGCTGCTTTTGTTGCCAGAATCGCACCGCCACTCTGGTCAAGAATTGGGTCATAGTTTTCATCCAGCAATTCATCTGTTGCAGCCGGACTTGCTACGGAGGTCTGCATTTTAAGATACGCATGGACTTTCGCCATGTAGAAGTTATAGTTTTTCCACTGGTCGGAAGTGTTGTCCAACTCCAATGTCATGGATTTACAAACAACGCAGCCAATCGGAAAGCTGCTACTTTCTGCACAATCGGAAAAGGTGCAGTTTTCACCCATGATTTCATTTTTGACTGTTTTTACAGTTCCGTCAGGAAAGGTGATTTCCACTTCCTGCCAGACTCTTTCTCCGTCCTGTAGTTTTTGTTTGAACGCATCAGATACATTAATCAAGTGGATTCACCCCCTGCATGTTAAAAGATATTTTTGATACAAATTTTAAGTCTGGCGAAATTTCTCCAATAGTTAGGCTTGCTTTTCCGACATAAAACGGGTCAGTTCTCCATGCCATGTGGTAAAGCGACCAATGGTACAAATTGAAAGTTTTTCCTTTTGCGATAATTTTGAGAATTTTGTTTGCTTCTATAACTGGAACGTTTGATGCTTCATAGCTATACTGTTCGACTGTAAACAATGGAGTTAACAACGCTTTTCCGAACTGCGTACGGTTACTACCTTCTGAATAAGTTGTTTCGAGGTTATAACCCATATCTTTATCTGGCTGATAGATGGAGGCCCCGTTCATCTTGTATCGTTTTGTTATACTTTTTGGAATAGTTGCCACGTTTCCACCTCCTATGCCAGTTCAAACGGATTTCTTCCGCTTGTGCTGCGTCTTAATTTTGCTTCGTCTATAATTTCGTCAAAAATAGTCCGTCTATTAATCTGAGCTGTGAATCTGTAATCACCACCACTCTGCTGCCCTGATTCCTCACGCACGATTCTTCTGAGCAGAGCTTCTGGTGCCTCGATGTTGTTTCCTTGCTTCTGATCTCCTAACACAGCGAGGAATTCTGATCTTGGAGGGATAACCGCACCTTTTGCAAGATAAGGTACTGTTGGCACTCTCGGAAATGTTGCACTAAATCCGATTGTTTTCTTTCCGAACGGTGTAGGCACTTCCCACGGGCCAAAAGAAAATGCAGATTCAATTCCACCAATCGCACTGTTGACAGTTCCAATTGCGCTATTTACAATGCCAATGACCTTGTTCAATATTTTTCGAATGGTATCTTTAATTCCGCCAAATATATCGACAACCTTATTTTTGGCTGATGTAAATTTTTCCACTATACCGTTTTTAATTCTCTCAACAAGATTTCCTACTGTTGACCAAATTGCAGTCCATTTTTGATATGCGCTGGATTTGACATTATCCCAAATCGTCACAATTTTAGATGCGAGATTCTTAAGACTAGAGCTTATAGCGTTGACAAATGTTGATGTTTTATTTTTAATCCAATCCCATACTTCCCCTGCAACTTCTTTAATCTTGTCCCAGTTTTTGTACAGTAATACGCCAATTGCAATGCAAGCCGTTATTGCTGCTATAAAAATTCCGCCCGGTCCGATAGCCGTTGCAATAGCTTTAATTCCTCCCATAATGCCGCTAGAACCAGTCATAAGTGCAATAAGGCCTTTTATAAAACTCGCTACTGTCGTTATACTTCCTGCTATTCTTGACGCTAGCCCTGCAATTTTCGCCGCCGCGAACGCTCCGATTAGAGCTGCGCCGAATGCTTCAATAATTGTTTGATGATCCGCAAAGAATCCAGCCAAATCCGATACCAGATTGATCACTGTCGGAAGTCCTACTTCAATCACCCATTTAAGCATCGGAAGAACGATATTGTTGTAAATCCATTCAAGAACATTTCCAATCGATTCCAGAATTGGCGCAAATGTGCTTGTTAGATTACTAATAGATTCCAACAACGGATAGAAGTCCAAGTTCGCCGCCCATGTCGCTGTATCCTCTGCAATCTTCTCAACAAACTGCATGACCACCACAAGAGCATCTGCGATATTCTGTATAATCTGCGTTCCGACGTTGTTTTTGCTCCACGCGTCAGCGAAACCGGAAGCAATGTTCCCAACGGTCTTAAGCACGTTCTGGGCAATCTTAAGCATGGTCGTGAGCATTGTTGTGCCTGTGCCATTTGTCCAGACCTCTACAAGGCTTTTACCTACACTCTTGGCGAGCTTTGCAATTCCCGACAAGGCAATGTTTGCCGCGTCAATGGTATTCTTACCTTCTTTTTTCCATGCGTCCTGAAATGGCTTCCAGAGTTTTTTAAGAAGGTCAGCAAGTTTCTTTGCGGAATCACTAATCTTGTCAAGTGCAGTTTCGCCCTCTGCTAAACTGCCATAATCCACATTGCTTACTGCGCCAGATAATCCTCCAGAAGTTCCCCCATTTCCACCAGATGAAGATGGTGTGGAAGATGAATTGCTGCCAGTAGATGTGGCTTTGTGAACTTCATCAAGTGATGAAAGATAGCTTTTTGTTTCTTTTTTTGCTTTTTTCGTAGCTGTTGCATTTTTTTTATTGGCATCCGCCAGTTTTTCCGCATTATCTGCTGCCTGTCCATACTGATCTGCTGTATCTGCGATCGCGTCTGTTCCGGCAAGACCTGCTCCACTTGTCTGACCTGATGATTTCTTGCCAGTAATAAGCTCCGTAAATGACTTGAAGGCATTCGCCAGAGTTGCCAGTTTGCCGAGCAAAATATTGATCACTTTCAGAACAGGTGTAAAAATATTAATCAGCCCTTGTCCGACTGTTGCCTTGAGGGACTGCAACTGCAACTGCATCACTCGCACCTGGTTCGCCCAGCTGTCAGAAGTACGAATGAAGTCACCAGATGCGGCTGATAACTGTTCCTGCACAAAAGCAAAGCGGAGAGCAACTTTCTCCTGTTCAGTCATTGCAGATGTGGTCTTGCCGTAGCCATTTGCAAGTGCATATTGGTCAAGTGCCGACTGGGTCATTACCACGCCCAAATCTTTTAATGTTTCCGTTTCACCCGTAAACACTGATTTCAGTTTGATATAAGCCAAGTCCTGACTGATGTTGTAGAATGATGCCACATCACCAGTCAGCTGTGTCAGGGCCGTTGACATGTCGTAAGCCTGTGATTCTGAAAATCCGAACGACTTAGACATTGCTCCGAACGTGCCGACATACCTTTTTGCCATAGTTTCAGATAATCCGGCAGAAGTCATGGCGTTCTTTGCGAATTCATTTACTTTGTCAGACATGGTTGTAAATGTAACATCGACCACGTTCTGCACTTCTGCGAGATCTGAGCCAAGGGCAACGCATTCTTTTCCAAACTGTACTAGTTTACCGACAGCAAATACTCCGCCGATAAGTAGTCCTATTTTTTTTACTGTGCTTCCAAGCCCGTCGAATGACTGTTTAATCGCTGATACACCTTTTTGGACACCGGTTGTGTCTAATCTGGTATCAATAATGACTGAGCCATCAGCAGCCATGTGTCCACCTCCTAACTATTTGAGGTTTAACATCTCATTCAGCGCATCCTTGTACGCTTGCTCCTCTTCGCTGAGACGTGTTTTTATATCAATAATGTTCTTATTTTCCTGATAGAATTTCTTTTCCCATTTATCGAGCTTTTCGCCCTTTGCCTTTTTTGAACGAATTCCAACTACGGTATTAAAAAGACATTCGCCAGATTCCATAAAGTATCCAAAAAACGTCCACCAGTGCATATAAGGCACTGCTCTGATTTCTTTACCGGCAACCTTGTTTACCGCCGGAACAATCATGTCTCCATCCTGTTCCCAGTCCATCAAACGGGGCTTTGGTTTGTTCGGGTTGTCATCAGTCTGTCCACAGTCGATGAACTCTGATGCTTTCTGACAAGCTTCATCCAGACGCTCAGCCGGTATGCTTTGCCAGTCCTCAAACAGAATTTGTAACATAACAACTGCTTTCGCCTGCTCGTCTAATTCCGGGTCATTCATGGCAATTAGAATGTCAATAATCGCGCGAAAATCCGTCCTGATAGAAAAATCCACACCACTGATATTTAGTGAGGTGGGAAGCTCATAGGCGGTCATTTTGTATACTTCTCCGTATACTTATTGACTGCCGTCTGCATTTTCTTTTTTCTCTTTTCGATTTCCGGTGCGATTGCTTCTGCGATCTTGTCAAGTACGATGTAGGCGAATACCTGACCATTGCCGAATACAGTAGTCGCTGTGATCGGCTCCTTGAACAGGTCTTTTGATGCTTCATATCCGAGCAGATAGTTGATTTTGTCTTCGATCTGTTTGTTCAGTTCTGCCACTTCCTTACCAGATGTGACTTTTTGAATAGAATTTTTAAGCTGGTCAAAGTACTCTCCCAGTTCCTCCGCACGTGCTGCTACATTGATATCAGTCGGGTTAAGCTTGAAAGAAGAAAAAACTTCGTCTTCGTTGTTGGTAAACGTGAATGTAAAAATTCCATCATCAATTTTGGTATTAATTACTTTTGCCATTTAGCATATCCTCCTTGTGTATGTGCTTATTCACTGTCAGCTGTGAATGTACCGGAACTGATATCAAATTTTCCTTTTACACGTTCGCCAACATAGTTGACAGTAAATGGAATCTGATAGCCAGATGTGTCTCCACCGTAGGATGTCGGCACAACGTAGCAGTCCTGCTGATATGCTTCATACTTGCCTGCTGTGGCTTCCGTCCAGAGATGGACTTCAACTGCTTTTGTCTTGAGGTTATCATCTTTGAGGCGTCCGTCTACAATCTTCTGTAATGCTCCGAACAAGTCAGATGTGGTATCCGCATAGAACGGATCAGCATCAGAAGATACCTCATAGCCATTATGCTTAAATGTGGATTCTCCAAGAATGTTTTTAGATGTTTCGGTATCCGGGTTGAGTTCGATGTTGTACTCTTCCAGATCCTTTCCAAGACGCTCATATTTCGGCGTCAGCCCTCCGCAGAGGGAACCTGCGTCAATGTAATGAGCCATATATTTACGGTCAATCTTGCCTGTAACTGCCATAGAAATGTCCTTTCTGCCTATAACTTTTAAAAGGCTGTGTAGGTTAGCGACTATCTCCAACTGATAGCCGGTTGTTACTCGTTATATTACTTCATAAGTGTTTTCGTAGCGTACCGATAATGGCAATAACCAGTCCTGTACACCACTCTCCTGCGGCTCTAAACCATAGGAATTATCACGGGTTATACGTTTTATCACTCTTCCTTGAGAAAGCTCTGGAAAAGCATTTAAGCGTGTCTCAGAGCCATTTATGATAACTGGTTCTCGACATATCCATTTACCAAGATTATCCAGGAACTTCTGAACAGATAACTTCTGCCGTTCCTTGTCGGATGCTGTTCGGTACACTACATAAAATGGGTACTGACAAATTTGGTGCATTATTCCGCAAACATCTTCTTTTTCTGAATAGACCAACGCCCCGTTGTCTGCCGAGAATGCAATTCCTGATTCCTTGCCGAGTTCCTCAAATTTGATTGTTTCATTATCGTACAGTCCCGGATACTGGTTCAGAAGTGCTTTCATGGCATCTGTCAGAATCTCATATCCAGTTGCATCTTTTCCGATAGGTTTATCTGCCATGTCTGCCACCTCCTGCCTGTGCTTTTACTTTGCGAATCCATGTACTGCCGTATTGCCGTTTAGCGGCGTCAAACCACTTTGCCTGTGCCCGTGGGTGAGCCTGTTTGGTGTATTCAAGATTTTCCTTTGCGGCTGTCTGACCAGAAAACTGGCTGACGAGGACTTTCTTCGCATACTGCCGAGCGTAAGGGCTTCCAGTCAGCTCGTCCACCATCGTTTTTCCCCTATAAAGGAATCTGCCATAAGGTTCTGCCGCCGCACAAACAAAGCCTGTGCCTTGCATAGAGGAACTTCTTGCCCTTGTCTTATTGATAAAGTCTCCTGAAATCATCGGCATAAACGGAACCATACTGTCCATTACCATCCCATCAAGGAGATACTGAGCTTCTTGATACTGTCTGGAGAACCTGTCCATATTCAGTTTAATTTTCATATCTCCGTCAACTACGGAGAATCCTTTGAAATGATGAATTTTGCTCATATTACTTACCAAGAATCTCGAAGTGAGGAATCAGCGTATACGGGCCGCCTACACTGGTAATCTTGAACACGTTATCCTTATTCTCATTCATGTATTGATAGAATCCATTCCGATAGTCACTGTCAGTTACCGTTCCACCAGTCCACTCACCCTCCCAGAAGAACGATTCATCTGAGAATGTGATAGTGTCTTCCAGAGCGTTGTTAATCTGCCTTTTCCACTCCTTAGGCGGTACATATGGGAGAATCTTACCGTCTTTATCAGTAATGGTTGCATCGCCGTTCTGGACAGTGTATCGAACGTGTAACTGTGCGTTGTCAGTTACATCTGGTCCGTACTTTTTGAGTATCGCTCCCTTATCCGTAATGAGATCGACACCGGATAAAACATGAGGATACCAGTACGCATCTCCTGTCGTGGCTGATTCATAATAATCAAAAATCGTCACAGTCTTGCTATACATGATACCCTCTCCTTAATTATTCTTTCTGCACTGTCTGCTTAATAACCTGATTTACACCAGTAGCCGACAATCCGTTAAACATACCGACTGCAACTGCCGTGATATAATCCGTTGCCGGGAAATCCGGAATAACTCCCATTCCGACTGCTCCGAGAATTCCACCAATAACCGCCATGATTACTGGAATCCATTCATCAGAGACTCTTTTTGATGCCTTACAGCCCATTCCCACGATGTAACAGATCATAACGATTGCTACGCATGAGCCTAATGTTGAAATATCCATTATTTTTCACCTCACATTAATTTAAGTTCATTGAATACTTTAAAAATTTTCGGTGACTGAATAGCAAACCAGTCAACCGTAGTTTCGTCATGTCCGAACTGCTCTGTATGTTGCCAGTTGCACTGCAATCCGCTTTCCGACAAGAACGCATGAATAATTTCATGTCTCAACTGCTTTTTCTGCAAGGAATCAAAATCGCCAACGTTATTTTCATTGTCTGTTCTGATAACAATTTCTTTTGATGTATTGTCTGTGTAGCCATCAATATCTGCATTTTTAAGTTCTTTCGGAATGATTTTGTAAACCGTTCCGAGAACATTAATATTACATTCCTGCATATAAAATCGGTATCCCTTCATCCGTCCTTACTCCCATCAGAAGCGGTAAAGCTGTCTTAAGAAGCAAGTCATTCGTTTTCTGTACATCTCCGGCGGCGGCATACACTTCACTCCATTCTTTTGCACTTGCTCCAATCTGCTGAGGCGTGGCGTAGGAAATGGATTCACTGCCAGATGATACAGATGTTACAATGCCTGTCGTGCTACCACCAGACCCGATTGCAGTTGACGTACCGCTCACAGCGGCATTGGTAGCATTCTTCTCAGCAAGTTCAATCTGATACATTAATTCAGCCAGTGAACAGACCGCCTTTTTAATACGTTTCTGTGAACGCTTATCAGCTGGCAGTCCGTCCACCAAATTATCAAATGTCAATGTATCAATAAAATCGCTGGCTCTGTCTGCCAGACGATCAAAGTCGGCTTCTGGCACGACGTTGCCGAATGATTCTGTATAGAAATTATAATCTGCATAAGCCATGCCAGCTACCTCCTACGTTTATGATTTTGCTGTTACGCTTGCGCTTCCGGCATTCAGTGCCTTGTATGTTCCGTCACACTCAACCACTGTGATTTTCTGCCCGGTTGTTGCTGTGATATCGGCTTTTCCATCCCAAGTACTCCAGTTTCTGAGGTTCTGTCCATATCCAACAGTTACTGCGTCTGTCGCAACTTTGTATTTATATACATTGCCAGCATTTTCCTTAGCCGGATTTACAGTGATTTTTGTATCACCGCTCTCTGTCCCAGCCACGGAATTTACTGTCAGAGTGCCAAGTGTTGGTGTCTCATCAATGGTGATTACTGCGATTGCATCAATGTACTCCGCAAAAAGAGTAAGTCCCATAACTGCGAACGCTTCGGACACTGCTGTGTGGTAGTTACCCTGTGTATGGAATCCGATCAGGTTTGTCTCGCCAGATACGGTATACACCAGACCAGCTCTTGCAAAGTCAGATTCGTTCGGGTCAACATAGTACAGGACGATGTTATCAACAGGTGTTGCAATAACCTGTCCTCTTGGAATCTCACTGTCAGATAACAGGAAGATTGTGTTGAATCCCATGAAATCTTTCATGTACTGGAATCCGAACTGGTTCTGAATAGTGATTTCAGCTGCTCCGAGATATTCATATACGTCCAGAATGTTGACAAATCCAACAACGCCAGTCACATTCCTGTGCATCTGTTTGAATTTGTTTTCTACACGGCCTTTAGCCATTGCCAGAGCCATCTGGAATGTAGTTTCTGTGGAAGTAAGTGTACCGGTTTTCAGATAGTCGTAAAATCTGCCGGTAACGTCAGCCTGAAGCTGGAAAAGGAATTCATCGTCAGTCATCTGAACAGCGTTCTCGTAACCGTGATCCTTGATCGCTTCGATAGATACAGCCTTTGCATACTTCTCAATAGTCATTTCCGCATAGGTCTTTTCTTTTACAACGAATTTGCTGTAAGGGATTTCCTCACCCTCACCAACATTTCCGCTCTGCAAAGTACCCTCTGCGTACTTGGACTTGAGTACAGCACCCGGCTGTTTTTTGATAGGTCTCATGATACCCAGAATATCACGTAAGTGCTGCCAGTTTCTTTCGAATCTGGTAACGAAGTCAATCTCACGTGCTGTGACCTGAATATCATTAGTCATAATAAGATTTGTTTTTGCTGGCATAAAAAAATCCTTTCTACCCATAATTGTTAAGGTATTGGGTTAGCGGCTATACTCTGGTGTATAGTCGGTGTAAAAAATCACTGGAATAACTGGATATTCTGAGCAATTGCAGCCTGTCTCTCGGACGGGTCTTTAATTGCTTCAATATCTTTCTTTGTCATGGTTCCCGGTGTCTGCTGATGTCCAATCCGCGTTGTTGCAAATCTCGCCTGTTGCTGCTGAGCCTGCTGTTGGCTTTCATCTACAAATGTATCAGGTTCATCCTGTTTCATCTGTTCAAGTAAATCATTAAGTCCAAGAATCTTTCCGTCCT